TAAATAGTATGATCGCTCCATACTATTTTCAATTCCGGCAGCTTTCGCATTTATGTAATTTTTAATCGCTGCTTTAGTTGGGGTATAACTATCTAAATATTGTTGGCCTTTAAGAAGTAAAGGCCCAGGTTTATCTTTAGTGCCTAATAACTGAGTATCTAATTCATCTGTATCATCTACAGTCCTTAAAACAGCAGAATTCTTAGCTTTAGTATCTGCTATTTTAAGGGCTATTTTTCCTACTTGATCAGCTATTTGAGCCATTCCTTCGCCCATCTGCTGGCCTAATTCAGTAGGTTGAGGTATATACTGTAACTGAGCCGGCCCCGGCATGTTAGGCGAAGATATAAGACCCGTGCCTAGTCTAACCTGATTAACTGAGTCTGACAATAACAGCGCATTAGCCGACGCGCGCGGTGATGATACTGTCTCAAGATGTTGTCTAGGTATATCAGGCATGTTAAGTTACCTATTTAGAAGCGAGTAGAGAATTTCCTACACCTTGCGCCGCGGACCCTGCTGCAGAGGTTAATCCTCTTACCCAATACATACTAGCTTGAGTATTTTGGGCAGACGATTGTTGCGCGCCTACATTAAGTAGTTCAGCTGCTCTATTATCAGCTGACATCTTACCTAAAGTACCGTTAACTGAGGCCTCTACCATAGCACTTTGGCCGCCTATCATAGCTGAATAAGCTGTGGCCATATTTTGTTGTTCGCCATCAAACAATACCTTTTGAATAGCCATGGAAGCTTCCCAATTTCCTTTGGCTACCGCATTCTGAATCCCTATAGCATTTTCATACGCCTGCGTATCTAACACTAGATTAGCTATAGCTGTTTGATGAGCTAAATTATTTATTACGGCTTGATTAGACCCTTCACCTATTACCGTGCCTGATGCTGACTGTTTAGCGATAGCCGCTCCTTTCGCTATTGCAAAATCAGTATGAAGATAGTACTCTTCAAGGCCATGCGCTTGATACATCTGGCGTAGATCTTCATCGGCTAACAGGCTATTATACTCGTTTACAATACGAATAGCCGACACGTTAAAATCTGTAGCTTGCCTAGTCTGCAGAATATTAAAATGAGCCTGTTGCTTAAGCAGCTCGGCATTAGTTCGAGCGGCGCCCATTGATAATGCGGCTTGCTGTTCGCCCCATAGGAGCATGTTAGCCGCATTATTTCCTGCATAAGAAGTAGCACGATCAGCTTCCCTATTAGCCGCTTTTGCAGATGCAGATGCACCCCAAATCGAAGCTATCGCTGATACTGCCGACATAGCAGCCGGTATTACCCATGGAGCTACCATTAAAACACCTCTATCAAGTCAGTTACTCCCCGCACCGTTAAAGGCAGAGGCTGTTTCTGTTTTATGTAATAATCTGAAGTACGATCATACCCTTCGGGATAATCCATAGTATATATGCCGGTATATAAAGGAATCGCTTGACCCATTAAATCACTAGGTACTCTAAAGGGCTGCTCTTCTTCAATTACTAAACCTAATGGGTCAACTCTACCTATCCACATGCCTAATGAATTATACAAATCAATAGCTAAAGATGTAATTCTTTGGTCTCGGCCTAATGATGTCCCTATTCGATCTGAAGTTACATCCATTAAGAACGGGCGTATTTCGGTCTCGTAGGGTAAACCTATTACCACATGAGCGTAAGAATTATTAAGATCTAGAGTACCATCTAATTCTACTGTCACTGCAGGATGTACAGTACCATCGGCTAAAATATCTACCGTCTTACCTGCTAAATGTATTGCGCCTGATAATGTATCAGTAGCGGCGCCATCATATATAAGATAGCTATCTAAGAAACGTCCATCAATAGCAGTTGAGCCCAAAAACTGATCAGCTAAAATTTCCACATAATATTTGTCTTCATCATCTATAATACGTTTAACCACCACCCATACATCATCTTCTCTAGTAGTACCAGGTATAACCGAAATAGCTTTAAATTCTCCGTCTGTATCATGTACATGCCAACCTATTATTTTATGCTGTTGCTGATACGTTAAACCTAATAACTGTCCGTCCTCTCGAATACACCATATAATAGATTCGGGCGTTTGCTGATAAGCCCAGTCAACAATAGAATAATAATCAGTGACATGAGGTGACAATATAGACATATCTGTAGTTTTATAGCTATCATAATTCAAATCATACATAAATTCATTTACCGTACGACCATGACGTTCTATAAATAAAGTAGTTAAACCTACTAACATAGGTTTATTAGAGGCAGATCCATTGTTTGTTTGTCTCTGAGCTAAAATGTTTTCAGGTGTAAGAGCAGCACTATCAGTTCCTGTAACTGTCCACTCGTTACCTAGGGTGCCTACATTAAGGGCTTTCCCAGATATCATCCACTGTATTTTGTTTTGTGTGCCGCTATCCAAAGTAAATGTTACCGCATCAGAAGCCACTAACGGGACACTCACGCCAAAAGCGCTAAAATCACCGGCTTGTGACATCCATACTGTTTGTCTGCGTAAAAGTGTCGTAGCTAAACATATTCGTTGTTGATGAAAAGTTACTTTTTGAGGCCAACCTAATTCATCGGACCAGTCAGAAGGTTGATCTGTAAAAGTTACTTCAATTAATTCCCAGCATTCATGACTGTATCGTTTTATAATATGAGGTTGAAGCCCTGATTGTGCAATCCACATTTCATCAGCAGACTGAGCCCAATCCATGGCTAAATTATCCCAATCAGCTGGTAAAGTTAAAGATACTATATCCCCCGGAGTATAAGTCTGCGGGGTGCCTGGAGGACACTCAGTTGGGGCAGGATCACCAAATATAACTAACCCGTCTGTACCGTCTTCCTGAGTAGTAGCCAATACCATTCTAGCAAAACCATCTGTATGCATAAAAAAGATCATAACATAAGCTTGCTCTTCATTAAATACAAACGGTATCATGCGAATCTGTGGGTCAGCAGAATTTAAGCCTAATAAATTCAGGTCGTAAGAAAATTTAAATCCAGGCCGTCGAGTAGCAGGACCCTGCGGCGTAGCATATGCGTTACGTAATACTTTACACCCATTTTGATATCGCTCAAACTCTACACGAGCATTCATCAATGGCGATAATTCGCCAGATGTAAAACTATGCTTAAGCCTATAAAAACCCATTAATCAGTACCGAAGATAGATGTTGCTATATACCCATCGGGGCTTACAAAAGTATCATTATTTGGATCTTCATCAAACTCACGATACAGATTACCTATGTTAGCATCAGATTCCCACGCGTCTCTATATTCTCGATCATACTGGGCAAACAAAGTTTTAGTGAGCTCTTTATCTTGCGTAATAGATGGAGCTATACGTATAGCTAATAGAAGAGCTAGCAATGTAATAAATGTATCTGAGTATTTCGTAGTATCTACCTCTTGAACAGTATAATATAGTCCAGCTACTTCGCCAGAAGATGGGTCTATTTTACAGAATAATCTATTACCCATTACCTCCCAAGGATCTTTACTACCCGGCGGATGTATATCACGAGGTGTACGACAATCATTAGGTAATTGATAGGCAAAGAAATTAGGTACTTGTTCAGCTTCAGGTAAATTCAACGGCTGAAGCCATTTAAACTTACGCGCAAAAGGCCAGTCAAATTTAGACAGCAAGTAATCTCTAACAGACGCAAAGAAAACTTCTGACATACGCGCGCGTTTATTATTTTCATCGAATGATCGTATAGCTCCAGCGCCTAAATGTGCTAGAGCTATATTACATATACCTATCTTTGATACGCTCATTACGGCCTCGTATGGTCAACATCGGCAGGATTTACCGCACGATATCGGGCGTCAAGAATCTGTTTTACTATATCAGCTTTGTCAGTTTTCTTGAGCTCGCGATCATAGGCGATTTTAACAAAATCTTTAGCTTCCGAAAAACTCCACGTAGCTTCTAGAAGTTCAGTTTCAGAAGCTTTAGCAAAACTGAATTCATACTCTTCACTGTCTAATGATACAAAGTGATCCGGACAGATCTTAAACTCTGCTACATCACCCCGTACAAATAATTGATTGCGACCTGACGGACCTTCGATGTAACACTTAGTCACGCAAACGCATTTCATATTCTACCTCTTTAAGTGTGAAGCCCTGACCCTATGTCAGGGCTTCTGGTTATCACCAATTAGTTATTGGTTTGTACGCCCGGCATAACAATACCAGCAGTATAAGTTCCAGCTGATACTGACCCTACCAGAGCGAGGGTAACGAACTGCAATACCGTTGATGGAAGTTCGAACTCAACTGTATCTCCCGCCGCAGGCGGAGGAGTAATAGTAAGAACTACTTCATCGGCGGGCAGAACAGCCGCGTCAAGAACGTTAATAGCCGTACAAGCCGTTAACGTGGTCAATGTGGTGAAAAAACACTTAATGGGTTCACCGGGACCTGGGCGAACAGACCCCAAATCAATGGTCGTTGGGGTTCCGCCATAAGCCAGAGCGTCAGCAAACATATTTAGTTTATCAAGAATCATTGAGTTCTCCTTAAATCAATTAATTAACTTACAACTGCTTCGGTTTCAAGGATCGCATTACAAGTTCGAATCGGAATACCGCGGAAAGCCAGTACTTCTTTTCCGAATACATTAGCATAACCCAAGGCAGCGTTACCTTTTGTAACTGCGGCCAGATCAAGCATTGCACATACAGCCGGGCTAGCGTAGAATACGCCACGCGCACGATTCGGCGGTACATACATAGCTTTAATCATAGCCGAATACAGCAACAACTGCGAGGCTTCCACAGCCATATCAGCCAGTTCAATATTACAGATACGAACGATATAACGCCAATCACGAACACAAAGACCCATTTTCCACTGATAATGCGTCCGATAACCTTGGAACCGTCCAGCGTCATTGTCAAACAACGTCTGCTCGCCGAGATCCTGTGAATGAAGACCCGCAGAGGATCCTTTAGGATAAATACCGTGAATAGTATTTGGGCCCCAGACAACATACCAAACCGAAGTCTGCTTAGACGCAGTTGCAGAACCATCAGAACAACTGATGACGTTATTCAGATAAGCGGAGTTAGCCTGCGCTGTAATCTTTCCTGTGGTTGAAATAGTTTCATACCGAGGAGTAAGACCCAGAAAACGCTCAGGATTAACGCCTGTATCACCATAGAAAATCGTTGTGGCCATAGTATTCGACATACCTTCAAGATGCGGAGTATCCTCAGACATCCTGAATTCAGCAGTATTACCGTTCAGCATAGCCAAATCTTTATCAACTTCTGAGTATGCTTCAAGCATGCCGATAGTATCATCGACTTGAGCGGTTGTACTTTTAGTTGGTCTAATACCGTAGTTAAGTTTACGCCATGTAGGATCAGGAATATCAGATCGAACAGTTGTTCGATGACCTGTAGGCAAGTTACCCTCTACCATAGGAATATCCTGAAGTATTGGGTTATATTGTTCCAGGAGCTCAGCGATCTTAGCGATGCTGCCATCCGGGTCCATCCGTTTAGTAACATTTACTAGATTGGGCAGTTCGCCTGCCGCGTATGGTACGTATGCCATTTGTTAATTCTCCTTACTAGGATGTTTGTCGCCATACATCGCTTGGGCCGCGGATTTTTCACCGGGCGGTCTATGTACAGCGCTTTTTAAAAAGCCTCCTTCCCGCATACCTTTTCCAAGGTTATACAAGAAATCCAATACCGCAGGATGATTTCCATATCCTGATTCATTCAATGCTTTTGCCAATTTACCTTCAGGGTCATTTTGAGCTAGCGCTCGTTTGGCTAGACCGAGCCGATGCTTCGCTTGATCTCCCCAATTCTTTAGATGCGCTTCTCCAAGTTGACGCAGAGCTTCACCTCTCTTTTGCTCTGAAGCCTGCATAATACCACCAAACTGCTGCAGGGTGGCATCTAACTGCGCCTGAGTAAATTTTTGTGATTTAGCAAACTCACCGATTTCAGGTGGTATGCCTTCGGGCAACTTATAACTTACCGGTTCAGAAGTCGGCGCAGGGTCCACCTTAGGCGGAGGTACATCCGAATCAGCCGGGGGCGCTGTCGGTTGCTCTTTTATGGGTTCTACTACAGGATCTGCAGCCGGTTCTTGTAAAGTGTCAGCTACAACTGTTTCTTCAGCCATTTTGTGCCTCTTGTTCTTTTTGTTTATCTAACAGCAATCGGGGATAAGCTGTAGGATCTGCATCCTCTAAAAGCTGCAGAATTTGCAAACCGATTGCCCGTTTACCTTCTAAGTAAAAAGTCTGTGAATTACCAGTAAAATTATCGCCATATAAATTAGTTAAAGACAGAATATACCATAAAACTTCTTTTCCTGCTCTAAGCTTAAGGACTTCGCGAACATTCCCTTTTAAGACCTCAAAATCTCTGTCGTCAGCCATTACATTAAGCCTATCTGATTAGCTAATTGTTGACCTTCAATCATCGTAGTTGCCGCTTCTGCTGAAGTCTTTCTAGACTGAGCATTCTGATTCTGTACTTGAGACCCTATCTGTGCTTCTTCCATCTGCTGCTGACGCTGCTGTTCTGCGGCTTGAGCTTTGACGCGTTGAGCCCTGATTTCTTTAACTTTCTCTTGAGGTCTAAGTACCCCGAGTTGTACACCGGTTATATCAGCAAATTCTCTGGCAGCCGCATCAGCATCGACATTATCCAGTATGGATGGGTCAAACTGAGCCGCTTGGCCTATAAAAGCCATAAATGAATTGATCCCTTGTAGAGCTACTGACCTTTGCGCCGTAGCCAAAGGAGATATAAGTGAAATTTTATACTCGCCTGCCATTTTAACTAAATCTGGTGGCAAGGGTTCAAACATTTCTTTTCTCAACATTATGTTGAAACATCTTTCGATGAGGGGTTGCAAGAATTCATGTTGGAGTCTTTCAATGACTGGGCCGAGGCGAAGCATCTTCTCTTGTTCTCTAACATTGACTTCAGTAGCCTTATACGGGCTTGCATTAGGATCACGTGCTGCTGTAAGGAAGATGTCATTGAAGAAGTTACGTTGAATTCTCTGCTCAACTCGCTCAACAGCGCTTCCAACTCCTTGATAATCAAATCGTACTTGATAAAGTTCATTAACAGTTTCCTGAGGATTAGAATAGTAGTTATAACCTCCAGGTAGAGTATTAAGCTTACCTTTCATACGCGCTGGAGCATTAAGCGGCGGGTTGATAGCTTTATGCGTGGCCATTAAGAACGCTTTTTCCATCTGTTGAAGCCGTTTAATATCTGGCAAAGCCCTAGAACCAGGACCAACCCCATAAATGTCAGACCCAATAGTATTCCATCTCGCAACTGGATAAGGAAATTCGTAAAAGCCGTATATGCCGAGCGGATCTTGCGACTTACCGACTGTGGTCGGCGAATGTACTGTAGCATGTCCCGTGGCAGTGGTTTCATAAAATACCTGGGTAAAAGGTTTATCTTTATATTTTTCTGGATAAACACATTCAAGTACGGTTATATATCTAGTTTCTGCTTGACCAGTGGACTCTTTGACCATCTGTTTAATTTCCTTAGAGGCCGTATCTGGAAAACGCTCAACTACTTGCCTGGGGGTCATGAAGATAGTTCTATAAAATATGT